CCTAAAGAGAAAAATCGAGTCCTATCAACCCGTAGTAGAAGAGGAACTGGGCTTAAGACCTGGGGACGATGATTACGAAACTATCCATGCCCTTGTAATAGCGGGCAAGTTTGATAGGGCGGACAAGAAAATTGCAGCCATAAAAGCCAAGAAAACCGAACAGCCTGAAAACAAGGAGGCTAAAGTGGAAGAAAAGAAAACCGAAGAGAAGAGCGTTGACGAAATCGTTGAAGCTAAACTCAAGGAAAAGATGATTGAAAAAGGCTTGTTGACCCCAGAGGGCGTAGAGCCCTCAGCGACTGCTACTCACTCATTTGCTGAAGTAGCTAGGGAATATGCCGAAAATCCCACCGAAGCTAACCGCAAGCGATATGAGGAGGCTAGCAGCCAAGCATAATTTTAAGATAAGGAGGGGAAATGGCTATCCAGACTGCTGATACTGGACAGCTCGACGATGCACAAGCAATTGTCATCGGTGAGTGTCTATACACGATGGAACATAATGCCCCCTGCAAAAACCTTGTTACCCGATATAGATTGGGCAAGGGTGAAAAGCAAATGACCGTCCCGAAAGTCGGACAAATGACCTTTGTTGATTTGACGGATGGCGTTGATATTACCGACAGCCAGCCTATCGGGATGACTACAACTGACCTAACTTGTAGTGAGGTTGGGGGCAAGGTTATCTTGACTGACAAACTAGTCAGGCAAGAGAAGCCAGAATTGTTCAGGGTAGTGGGTAGACAGATGGGAGATGCTATGGCAAGGAAGGTTGATGAAGACATCATCGCCTTGTTCGATGGCTTCTCCAATGCTTATGGGGCATCTGGCGCAGGGCTTAATTTTAGAAGTTTTGCCGCCTTGAGTTCGCTTATGAAAGCGCAAAAAGCGCCTCGCCCCTATGCATTTGTGCACCACCCTCACGCTATCTACGATCTAATGCGAGACACATCTAAAGTCGGGACTTCGGGGGGTGTTATCCCTCACGGCTTTTCAGAGGACTTGTTAAAAGACTTCTGGCGAATCACTATTGACCGTATTCCTGTATTTGATGACGGCAATATTGCCTCTGGTACTACGAGCAAAGGAGCTATGTTCTCTAGGGAGGCTCTGTGTTACATAGAGTCTTTGGCGCCCAACGTAGAAAGAGAAAGAGATGCTTCGCTACGAGCCACCGAGGTTGTGATGGTTTCCGATTACGGATGTTTTGAGCTGGATGATGATTATGGCGTGGAGGCGCAGTACGATTCATCTGCACCATCTACTACATCTACTTAATGATTAGGATAAGGGGGAAGAAATGCTGCCTCAAGGAAGTACTATAAAGCGCATACCGTTGAAAGAAAGACCCACTGCAATGTTTCGCCATAAGGATGGGAGAATTGTGAGGCTACCTGCGGACACATATTCCCTCGCCTATTATCTGAAGAAGGGGCTTGTATTAGTTGATGAGAATGCTGGCGAAGAACCTGAAGCTATCAATGAACCCGCACCCGTTGAAAAAGAGAGCAAGCCCCCCAAGAAACGGGGGCGACCACGAAAATCTAGGAAAAGGAGGAAGGAAGCGTGAGTTTACCAATTACTATCGAGGGAAAGACCGATGAGATTTACAAGCCCCACACCACGAAAAGACATATGCTGGGGACTCGATTAGTTTTCCCCGATGGCAGGGTATTCCGATATTCTAAAGCTGGCTCTGCTAACATTACTATCGGCAGAGTGTGCGGTTGTGCTGCTAAAGTAGCCGTCCACGACTCAGATGTTGTAGTTATGGAGGCTCGAACCACAGCGCAGTGGGACGATGGCGACCACACCGTTCGTATTGCAACCACTGGCTCTACCTCATCTACTGCCCTAAACATCACCGAAGACCAATATGCCGACGGGTATGTTTGGGTAAACGATGAGGCTGGAGAAGGCCAACTACTTCAGGTTAAAGAGCACGATGCCGAGACTGCGACTGGTAGCACTGGCGGGCGAGACATCACCTGCTACGATGAGGAAGTTCTAACTGTCGCCCTGACCACCGCAAGCCAAGTAGGGCTTTTAAAGAATCCCTACAAAGATATGGTAATCCACACGGGCACGACTGGCGGGGGCCCAGCGATGGGCGTTGCCCCAGTAGCTGTTACGGCTGCTTACTATTTCTGGCTGCAAACCTGGGGGCCTTGCCCCGTTGTAAACGGGGCTACTGTCCCGTTAGCGGGCGAGCACGTCGGTGTGGTTAACACCACTGGTAGCGACACTGGCCTTGTTGGCGTAGCTGGTTCTATTTACCCGCCCGATGCTACACAATATAACCCAACTACTGCCAGCACTGGAGCCGCTTGTGCTCAGGACTGGAACCAAGCACCGAAGGTTGGCTACATTCTAATGCCAGCTACCGCCGATACAGAGTGTTCTTTGGTTTACCTGACCATCGCACCCTAAAAGAAGG